GCCCGCATGACGCACGAGCAGACGATGGCCGGCCACGCCGCTTCGATCGCTGACAAGAATGCGATCGCCGCCGAGCACAACGCCACGACGGCGCAGACGCAGGCCGACCCGCGCTATGAGGCGCTTGCCGACGCAATTGAGCAGCTAAAGGCCGCCGTCATTCAAATCGCCGACTCAGTCGGCACGCACGTCGATCAGCTGGCCGTCCCGCCTGAACCGCCGTTCATGAGCGATCTGCGCGGCACCCTCGAAAAGCTGGCGAACCAAAAGCGCCCGACCGGCATCAAGCGCACGCCGCAGGGAATGCAGCTCGTGTTCGACGAGGCTAGTCCTGCGCCTCAAAATCTCGGCGCGCCGACTCCAGGTCCTGCTGTAACTCCGCCGGCGTGATCAATCTCGCGGAGATTGTCGCCCCGGTGCGCTCCCACTGACCGCACCAGCGATCGGCATCGATCATCGGGAAAAAGCTGCGCTGCACGAGGTCCTGCTTGCCGTCCACCTCCATTGGTACGAGGTGCAGCACCGGCGGGCGCCAGACGCAGTGACCGACTTTCGTGTTTTCGCCGGTGCTCGGGTGCTTGATCGGCGCCCAATACCTGCACGTCCCGCAACTAGGCATCTGAAAAGCCTCCGTTGGGGGCGCACTCTATAGGACAAATCAGTATGGACGACAAATTGAACGCCGCGGCTGCGGTGGGCGCCAGCCTTGTGCGCCGAGGCGACGCGGCTGAGGCACTGATCCCGGTCGGGATGTATCACGTTGAGTGCTACGACAAGGACGGGAATCTGAAGTGGACCGATGTTGCCCACAACCTCGTGACCACTGAGGGCAAAAACGCCATCCTCGACAAGTTTCTCGGGCTCGGCGCGGCCTATGCGGCGATCAGGCTCGGGCTGCATACGACGGTCGGCAACGCGGCGAGCACCTATGCGACGCCGTCGCCCCAGGTCGAGAGCACTGTTTCCAGCCGCGTGACGCCGTCGTTTAGCGCCGCGTCGTCCGGCTCGAAAGCCACCTCCTCGGCCGCATCCTTCGCAATCTCCGGCTCGGCGACGATTACCGGCGCCTTTTGCGCTATCGGTGCAGCGGGCATTTCGTCCGCAGGCGACACGGCGGCCCGGGCCGTTTTGCTGTCATCCGGCTCGTTCTCGGGCTCGCGCGCCGTGGTGAACGGCGACACGATCAACGTCACCTATAGCTTGGCTCTGTAAGAGGCACACAGACAATGGCGGTTCAATTCTCAGATATGGACGCGCTGCGATCCGACTCTGCATTCCAGGGCCGCATTCGCGCTGCGATGATTCAGGGATGCGTCACCATCGGCAATGAGGCGGACAGCACCGGCTATCACCGCGAGCGCGTGACCTATACGGCGCAAGTGATCAACAGCCCGGATTCTTTCGTTCCGCTCTTCGCCAATGCAATTGCTACCGACAGCGGCGTGATTAACGCCGCGACCTCTAATGGCACAGTCGCTATCACCGCCGCCAACGCGGCGACGCGCGCCGCCGTCGTAACCGACGCGCAGATCAGCACCGCCTTGGGCAATGTGTTCAACGCATTTTTCCGGCGCCCAGCGTGAAGTCGGTCACTGTCGTCTATGACGTGGTGACTAACAAAATTCGCCGCATTGAAATCGACGCAAAATCAAAGCTTTCCCGCGATGAGCGGGCGCGAACGATGTCGCCGGCCGCATACAAGCAATTCGCCTCACATGGGGAAGTGGCAAAGGCGCTAGGTTTGAACTGATGATGTGGAATGCCGAGTGGACCCGCAAGCACTTGCTCGGCCATATTCCGCACATTTGGCAAGATCGGATTTACTTTCTCGACAAGCCGCATTCTCAGGGCTGGCAACGCGATTGGTTCATTGAGCTCTGGCTAGACCGAAAATTTCAACGGTTCTGGCTGTCATCGCAGTCGTTTCAGACGAGTGGCACGAGTGTCACGCTGTCGGGCCTTTCGCCGAGTTGGAATAACGCCAACAATTTCGTTGAAGGGGTTGGTGGCGGGGGCAGTGGGGCAGCAGCGCAGCAAAGCGGCGGCCCTACGACCACGGGCGGCGGCGGTGGTGAATATAGAAAGATAGCAAATTTTTCCGACCCTGGCGGCGCTACGCCCATGCAAATCGGCCAAGGCGGGGCATCCAAGGCCACTACGGCGGGAGGCGGGAACCAGCAAATAGCGGGTGCAGATGGCACAGCAACGCTTTGGAATACTACTAGCCTGATTGCGAACCCTGGCAAGGGCGGCGCTGTCGGCACTCAACCACAAAACGGCGGTGCAGGCGGAACCGGGGGGACAGGCGCTGCCGCCAACAATGACGGCGGTCGTGGCGGGAATGAGACGGCTACTCTCGGCGCGTCGGGTGGCGGCGGTGCAGGTGGCCCAAACGGCGTGGGGACGCACGGGGTTGATACTGGCGTGTCAACCGCATCGGCTGGCGGGCAGGGTGATGGCACGTCTGGCGGTACGGGAACCGCTGGCAGCAGTTCGGCGTCGAGCAATGGCAATCCCGGCACAGAACTAGGTGACGGTGTTCACGGTTGCGGTGGCGGGAGCGGCGGCTGTCGTGGTGCGACGAATGCGGCAATCACCAGCGGGACCGGGGGGCTTTACGGGGCGGGCTCTGGCGCTTGCTACAACAACGGGTCAGGTGGCAACGGCTCGACCAAAGCCACATCCGGCGCTGGCGCCGCCGGCATTATTGTTCTGACGTGGACGGCCGCAGCGACCGTCCAACAATTAATTTACGCGATAAACCAGTCGATCAATCGCAGCAGAAATTGGTGAAATATGGCACTTTATTTGATCGGCAGCGGCCCGATGCAGACCACTGCATCGTTTGCGACGCTGGCGACCGGCACGAGCATTATCACGCTGCTGCAAGTCAAACCCTCGGCTACGATCACGGCGAAAATCATCGAATGGGGCGTGTCGTTTGACGCCTCCGCCGCTGCAACGCCGGGCAAAATTGAGTTGATCGAAACGGACGTGGCGGCCACCGTTACGGCGTCAGTCGCCAACGACATCACGAAGTATGATGCTGACGCGCTGAACGGCGGCGACCCGACGACGAACCTGATCGTGGTCGGTACTACCTCGACCGGCTACAACGCGAGCGGCGAGGGCTCGATCACGACGATCCGCAACCTCGCCGGCCCGCAGCTTATCGCGCCCACAAATCAATTCGTCCAGCAATTCCCGCTGGGCCGCGAGCCGGTCATCCAGGTTTCAAAGTTCGCGCGCATCCGCGTCAAGTTCGGCACTGGCGTCAACGCCTACGCCTACATGATTGTGCAGGTCTGAGGCTAGGATGTGGCTCGTCACTTCAGAGGCTACCCGTCCCGGCCGGTAATAGTCGGCAAGTCTGCCCTCGTCGGGAACGCGTATGACTTCACGGTAGCGGAATCGGCCACAGCGGCCGAGACGCTAACGAATTTAGCGGTCTTTGCTAATACGCTTTCCGAGTCGGTTTCGGCGACCGATACCAGCAGTTCGGCTGCTGTTTTCGCGTCGAGCATATCCGAAACCGGCTCGGCCTCAGACTCCATTACCGGCGGCCTGCTACTCACGGGCACGGCCTCTGAGTCTGCGAGCGCAAGCGACACCGACAGCGCGCTTGCGGTTTTTGCCTCGGCCCAGGCCGAAAGCGGCACTGCGGCTGATACTGACAGCGCCTCGGTCGTCTTCGGCCCGACGTTAAGCGAGTCCGGGTCCTCTAGCGACACGATCGCCGCGGCCGCGGTGTTCGGCTCGACGGTTTCGGAAACCGGAAGCGCATCGGATAGCGATAGCGGCGCAGCGGTCTTTGCCGACAGCCTCTCGGAAACCGCGACAGCAGCGGACTCCGTAAGCGCCGGCGCGACGACCATCAACGAAACCGTCGCGGAAACTGCGACGGCGATCGATAGTCTCAGCGCCGAATTTATCAGCACTGCGCCGGTTGCCGGCGGCGGCCCCGCATTCCCCTACCCCCGCTCGCGACGCGGACCAGGGCGCGGCAGACCGCTCAAGGACATCTGCGACGAGCTTGAGCGCGAGTTAGCCGAGCCGGTCATTGCGCTCGCGCCTGGCCTCGACCAATTCGCAGGCGAGTATTTCGGGCGACAGATCGACGAACTGGAGGGCGCTATTGCGGCCTTCATCGCCGAGCGGCGAGCCGAGGAGCGTGATGCGCTCAACGCTTACCGCGAGACAGCCGTCGAGGCCCACGCCAACGCCTTGCTGCGCCGATTGCGCGACGAGGAGGAAATGTGCGCGATCCTGCTCCTGACGCACCACTGAGCACGCGCGTCCTCTGCGACGGCTGCGACCGCGCTGTCAACTTGACCACATCGGGCAAGGCTCGCATCGTCACCGAACGCAAATGCGCCGACTTCTACCTGTGCGCACGATGCCTCGAAACCTTTGAAGATTTCAGCCCGCGCCACTGGCCGCGGTATTGGAGAAGCAAAACCCATGCGTAAGCTAATCGCCGTCCTCTGCGCCCTCGCGCTCGTGACGCCCGCGCTTGCTGGCACGACTTACCAAGAGCTTCCCGACCGAGCAGTCGCGATCAATGCGACCTCGGGCGATGTCGCCGCAGCAACCGCGACAGCCACGCTCACCGCGCCCACTGCCGGCGCCGGGAAGTCAATTTACCTCTGCGGCTTCGACATGCGCGGCACAGGCGCCACATCGGCGACGACCGTTGCGCTGACTATCACGGGGCTAATCGGAGGCACGCAGACCTATCAGGTGCTCGTTATCGCCGGCGCAACCACTGCGACGCCGAGCCTCACCGTGACTTTCCCGGTCTGCCTCAAAGCAACGCCCGAGACAGCCGTTGTCGTTTCCATGCCGACATTCGGCACGGGCGCCCTGCACGCGATGATTAACGCGTGGGGATACGTCTACTAATGGCGAAAGCCATCGCCGCGCCGGTCGCGCGCTTCCCCGTCAAAAAGCGCACGTCGATCGGGGGCAAGCATTTCCCCAAGAACAAGGCCGCGCGCCGTTCTTGGAAGGCATACCGCGGTCAAGGCCGCGTTTAAGAGCTTCGGGCAGGCGTCCGCGCGACGTGGACAGCCGCCACGATGACCAAGCCGCCTCCGGGCGGCTTTTCTACGAGTGCAACTCAAATGCAGGACGACACCCTAGACGGGACCGAGGCCGCCCAAAGCGAGCAGCCGGGGAACGACGAACAGTCTGAGGCCACAGAGGTCGAACAGACCGACGAGGCCGAAACAGAGACAGACGACTCCGAGAAATCGGAGGACGGCAGCGACGACGAAACCGAGGCTAAGGACGGCGACGGCGAGGACGACGAGGGCAAGGACGAAAAAGCCAAGCCCAAACGCGAACCTCGACACGCACGTTACCAGCGCCAGATTGATCGACTGAAAGCCCAACTCGCCGAGGCGAGCAGCCGCACAAGCGGCAGCCCCTCAGCCGCAGATGTGGCGAGCGAGGTCGAGAAGATCATCGGCAAGCCGCCGCAGGAAGCAGATTTCAAGGGCGATTATCTCGCCTTTGAGCGTGCGCAAACTGCCTACGAGATCGACAAGCGGATTGAAACCCGCCGCGTGCAAGGCGAAGCACAGCGCCATCAGGCCCGAGCGGCCGAACGGCGTGCCGAGCTCGCCGAGGCGCATCAGGAGCGCGTCGAGGAATTTCGCGAGCGTGCGAAAGACTTCGACGACGTGATGAAGGCGGCTAAATCCGCAGACCTTAAGGCATCGCCGGTAGTCGAAGACCTGATCCTCGACTCCGACAAGTCCGCACACGTTGTCTACTACCTCGCCAAAAATCCCGGCAGGCTCGATGAACTCAACCGAATGACCGAGCGCCAAGCCGCTCGCGAAATCGGTCGCATCGAGGCCCGGCTGTCTCTGCCGCAACCCAAAAAGCAAACCCAGGCGCCTCCCCCGGTCAAGCCGCCACGCGGCGGCGCCGCTGCGCCCTCTCCCGAAGCCGCGCTCAATGCATGGCTCAAGAAGACGTATCGAGGCGCCCAAATTTAAGGGCCTAAGCAGAAATGGCTAATCGCCAACTTACTACAAGCTTGATCGCGCAAGCCGCGGTCAAGATTCTCGACAACGAACTCGTGATGGCCAAGCAGGTCTATCGCGGTTACGAAAACGAGTACGACAAGCGCGTCAACGGGTACACGCCCGGCGACACGATTTCGATCAAGCGCCCGACCGACTTCACCGTTCGTGATGGCCGCACTGCGAGCAATCAGGACGTGAGCGAGGGCAAAACCTCGATCGTCATCAACAAGCAAAAGGGTGTTGACTGGCAGTTCACCTCTCAGGAACTGACCCTCAACATCGACGAGCTTGCTGAGCGCGTGATCAAGCCGGCAATGGTGCAGCTCGCCAACCAGGTCGACGGCGACCTGATGGCACTATACAAGGACGTGTGGAATTGGGTCGGCACTGCCGGCTCGACCGTCGACAGCTTCGCCGACTTCGCGAAGGCTACTGAGCGCCTTGACCAGGGCGCGGTCCCGCAGGACAGCCGCTATGGTGTTCTGTCGCCGACCGACTATTGGGCACTCGCAGGCTCACAGACGGCTCTGTACATGCAGAATGTCGCGCAGCCGGCCTACCGCAAGGGCTCGATTGGCTCGATCGCCGATGTCGACACGTTCATGTCTCAGAACGCGCCGACGCTCGCTACAGGCACCCGCGACAATAGCACGCCGGTTGTGAACGCCACTCAGTCGACCGACTGGGCGACTTCGCAGGATACCGGCACCATGACCCTGAATACCAAGGGCTGGGACGCTTCCGTCACGATCAAGCAGGGCGAAGTGTTCACCATCTCCGCGGTGTTCGCGGTCAATCCGGTAACGAAGGCGACGCTGCCCTACCTGCAGCAGTTCGTCGTGAAGGCAGACGCGACTGCGAACGGCACCACGACCTCGACCACGACCCTCACCATCAGCCCGCCGATCATCACGACCGGCGCGTTCCAGACGGTGAGCGCGGTTGCGGCTGACGCTGCCACGATCACCATTGTCGGCACGGCTTCGACCAACTACCAGCAGAATCTCGTGTTCCACCGGAACGCGTTTGCGCTGGCCGTTGTGCCGATGATCAAGCCGCCGGGCGCCGTCGACGTGGCGCGCGAGAGCTATAAGGGCCTGAGCGTCCGTCTGATCCCGTACTACACGGGCTCGACCGACATCGCGAATTATCGTCTCGACGTTCTCTACGGCGTCAAGGCGGTCGATCCGCGGCTCGCGACCCGTCTGTCGGGCACCTAAGCCTGACAGTCTGAACTGACTAACCCTCGGCGGGAATCAACCCGCCGGGGGCTTTTATTTGCGGAGGCAAAAATGGAATTGCTTGTCGGGTGTGGCTCGAACCATACCAAGCGGATGTCGCTGCCCGGCTCTGAGGAATGGAAAGAGCTGGTCACTCTCGACATCGACCCGACCGTGCAGCCCGACGTGGTGCATGACCTCAATATCCGGCCGCTGCCGTTCCCCGACAACCACTTCGACGAAATTCACGCCTACGAGGTGCTTGAGCACTTAGGCCGCCAGGGCGACTGGCGGGATTTCTTTGCGCAGTGGACCGAGTGGTATCGGATTTTGAAACCGGGCGGCGTCCTGTTCGGCACGTCACCGCACTGGTCGAGCCCGTGGGCATGGAGCGATCCCGGCCACGCGCAGATCATTTCCGGCGAAAAGTTCGTGTTCCTGATGCAGCCGAACTACGACGCGCAGATCGGCAACACGGCGATGACCGACTATCGCCACATCTACAAAGCCGACTTCGATTGCCCCTATGCTGAAGTGCAGGGCGAGAATTTCATCTACGCAATGCAGGCTGTTAAGCCGTCGCGGTGCTCGATATGAGCCGCCGGCCGACTGGCGTCCTCATTTGCTGCCCGGCGTATGGCAGCACAATGCGGGCCGAAACTGCCGAGACGATCTACTCGATCGGTCAGTTTCTCACGCGCTGCGGCATCGCCAATCAGCTTGCGTGGTTCTCGGCTGCGGACATCGCCGAGGTCCGCAATCTGTTTCTGACCATGTGGTACGACAATCAGAAACAATTCAGCCACATGCTGTTCATCGACTCGGATATGGGCTTTTCCCCCGAGCTGATCCGCGATTTCATCAAGTTCGACAAGCCGCTGATGGGCGCTCTTTATGCCCGCCGCGAAATGACGCCGAGCATCGTCGGCAACGCGCCGCTCGGGCACTCGCTCAAGGACGCGCAGGACAATCACGGTTTCCTGCCGGCGACCGCGCTCGGTGGCGGCGTGATGTGGATTTCGCGCAAGATGATCGACGAAATGCTCCGGCGAAAGCCCGAGCTTTCGGACAAGATGCCCGAATACTTGCGCAAAGCCATGTCGCGGCTTGAGCCAAGCGGAATGCCGCGCATTCTGCGCATGTTCGACGTGATCCAATCGCCCGACTTCGGGCGGCTCTCCGAGGACGTGTCGTTCTGCCATCGCGTGCGCGACGCTGGGTTCGAGATTTGGGCCAACGTCCGGCACAAGATCGATCACATCGGCACATTTAATTACCACCTCCGTTACGAAGGAATCCTTGAGCAGAAAGCCAAGGCTGCTGCAAACGCGGAGATTCAGCAGGTGACGGCGTGACCACCGTAGTGTGGGTCGCCATTGGCGCCAGCGGCCTCGTTATGGGGTTCTACCTCCTTCTCCTTTGGGATACTCAAAGCGGTGAATAAATAATGGCGACCACCAGGACGCGGCGCGAGCTTATCGACGCCGTGCTCGACAATCTCGGCGTCCTCGTCCCCGGCCAAGCGCCGAGCGACGAGGAGGTCGGCCGCGTTGATGGCCACATTGACAGCACGATCGCCGAACTTGAGGCGCAGGAGATCGTCTATGTCGCAGATGCGGGCACGGCATCGCCTCCGAACGGCGGCGAAATCGAACTCGCGATCTTCAACGCGCTCGCTGATTGCCTCGCCTGGGCCGTCGCACCCGCGTTCAACCTCGCCGGCGATGCCGCACTGAAAGTCATTTCCGACCAAGCCGAGGAGACGCTGCGGCGCATTCAACGGCCACCGCGGACTCGCAAGCTGTTGACTACGGATATTCAACTGCGCGCGGGCCACCGCTATGCGCCGTTTAACTTCACGACCGGGCAGTAATGGCCGGCGTCGTAGATATACCTTTCCCGACGAGCACGTCTCCGGGAATCAGGTTTCAGGAAAGCGGCGGACGTATCATAAACGGCTACGTCGAGCCCCTGTCGAACACAGCACCATCGCCGGTCGTGTACAGACGCGCGCCGGGTCTGCGGAACTTCGGCACCACGGGCCGCAGCGGTTTTCGTGGCGCTTTGCTTAGCGGCGGCGTGCTCTATTGCGCCTTCGACGGCAAGCTTGAGAAGTTCACGAGCTCGGGCGGTTCATCGACCAACGTCGGCAACCTCACCGGCAGCAAAAAGGGGTTCTTTGCCGTCAATAACAAAGCCGGCACGCCCGACAAAGTGTTCGTCGATCCTGACGGCAACATCGCCACGTTCACGTCGTCGGCTGTGACGAATAGTTCGCCTGACGCCGATTTGCCATCGTGCAATTCGGTCTGCTGCATCGATGGTTTCTTTGTATTTACGGTCGGCGATGGCCGCGCCTTCGCTAGCGACCTGAACGCCACAACCGTCAATGCGCTGTCGTTCGGCACAGCCGAGGCCAAGCCGGACGGATTGACCCGTGGCATTCCATTCGGCGGCCAGCTATTCCTATTCGGCAGCTTCACGACCGAAGTGTGGGCCGATGTCGGAGCGACTCCCTTCCCGTTCCAGCGGGCAGTTGTCATCCCGCGCGGAATTGCGGGACCTTACTGTGTGGCCGGACACGAGGACAATTTCGGGCGAGCTCTCGTCTGGGTCGGCGACGATAACTGCGTCTACCGGCTAAACGGCTACACGCCCGAGAAGATCAGCCCGCCGGACCTCGACGGCCTGATCGAAGCAGTGTCCGACAAGACCGCGCTTGAAGTCTCGGTCTACATGAGCCGGGGCCACGCCTTTGTGCTTGTGTCATCGAGCACGTGGTCGTGGGTGTTCGACCTCAATAATTCGACATGGGCTGAGCGCAACAGCTACGGGCTGACGCGCTCGCGCATCACCGGCGGCATCGGCGCCTTCGGCAAGTGGCTTTGCGGCGATACGCAGACGGGCAACATTCAAGAGATCACGTCAGCCGTTCACCAAGAGATCAGCAGCCCGTTTCGCTGGCGGCTGGAAAGCGCCGCAGTAGAGAAATTCCCGGTCGGTGCCCGAGTAGGGCGAGCGGACTTCAATTTCGTCACCGGCGTCGGCATTTCTGCTGGCAGCGACCCGATACAGACCGACCCGACCGTCGAGATTTCGTGGTCCGACGACGGCGGCCAAACTTACCGCGCGCCGCTGATCCGACAACTCGGGCGGCAATCCGAGACAGATCAGCTTGTGTCGCTGATTGCCTGCACTGGCCGATCGTCATGGAACGGGCGGCGTTGGCGGATCGACATTGCTGACCCGGTGCATGTTGGATTTATGAACGCCACGCAAGCCGAAAGCCCGAGAGTGTAATGGCCTCGCTGTTGCCTATTCCGGGGCAGGACGTTCCGTTAACAGATGCGCAAAGCTTTGTCCCGGCTAAGCCTTGGTACGACTGGCTTCTACGGGTGCAACGGACGATTGCCGGGACGTGGGTCACGTTTACGCCAACGCTTGCGCCACAAACGGGCTCGTTCACAACGGTTGCCGCGACCGGGCGCTATTATCAGCTCGGCAAGCTCGTCTTTGTCAATTTTGGCATCACCATCACGACCAACGGCACTGCCGCTGGATATATCGATGTTTCCGTCCCTGTAGCGCCTAATGCAATTCTAGGTCATGTGGGCTGCGGGAAAAATCAATTGGATTCGACATCTCTCAATGTGAAGGTGGTGTCTACCGCCAACTTCCGAGTGCGCAAATACGACGGCACCTATCCCGGTGTCGACGGGGCGCTTTTGGAATGTTCGATCACTTATGAGGCTGCCTGAGAATGGGAATTTTCGATATTTTCACTAACGACGCCGCCAAGAATGCGGCGTCGCAAAACGCGGCGCTTTATCAGAACTACGGCACGACCGCGAACAACGCGCTGAGCACATACGGCACGACCGCGGACAGCCTGTTCAATAACGCCTATAAGACCGGCACGAATACCCTCACCAACTACGGCAACCAGGCGCTCAGCGCGGTTGATACGGGTGAGAACAAAGCCGTCGACGCTTACGGGAATGCCGTAGACGCGTACACTCCGCTTTCCGACCTCGCCACGAAATACGGCGGCGCGACCAGTCTCGCCCTCGACTCGCTCGGCGTGAACGGTGCGGATGGCACTGCGCGCGCTCAGTCGGCATTCACGACCAGCCCCGGCTATCAATTCGCCGTCGACGAGGCCACTAAGGCCGCAGCGAACAGGGCGGCGTCGCTCGGCATCGCTGGCAGCGGCAACACGCTCGACGAAATCCGCAACCGCGCGCAGGGCGTCGCGGCTCAGGACTACGGCAATTGGCGCAATAGCCTCCTCGGCTTCCTGCCCTATGAGGCATCGACGACGGCGGGCGCCGCGAGCGGCAAGGCGGGCGTCTACGGCAACGAAGCTGGGCTCTATAGCAATGACGCCGCACAGCGCGCCAGCCTGCTCACGGGACTCGGCACATCACTGACGGGCCTCGATACGAATACCGCAGCGGCACGCGCGGGCGTCGCGCAGAACGTTGCGCAGGGTCAGACCGGCGTTGCGTCGAACGTCGCCAGCGGCCTCGCGAGCAGCAATAACGCCGAGGCCCAGGCCGAGCAGAACGCCAGCAATACGTTCTGGAACGGGCTGTTTAGCCTCGGCGGCGCAGCGGCCAAGGGCTATCTCGGCGGCAAGGTGGCCTAGCGATGGTCTTCAAAATTGAGCCGCTAGACCTTCCGCGCCCCGTCACTCCGCAGCAGCCAGACTTCCGGCCGCTTAGCGAGATTGGCGACACGATCGCCGCATATCGGCGCAAGCAGCAGATCGCGGACACAGTCGCCGGCGCCACCGACGCAAACGGCAACCTCGACGTGGACAAAGCTGGCGCGGCGCTTGCGCAGCAAGGCTTGCTCGACGAGGCCCGGCCGGTGCTCGCGCTGGCGCAGCAAAAGGCGGCGCTGGCGCAGTCGAGCCAACAACATCAGGCCTCGTTGGCCGAGGAAGTTCGCTTCCACGATCTTTCGGCTAAACAGCAGGCCGCCGCACTGGCGCAAACTGCAAAGCACGAAACCGCAATGGAGGGGATTGCGAGGCTGACGGCGGAGAACAACGCCAACAAATTCGGAACTATCCCCTACGGCGGCGGCGTCTTCAACCAGAAGACGGGCGAAATGATCAGCGCGCCAAGCGGCGAGGGCCTTCTCGACGACGATACCGTCAAGGCGATGGCGGAGCAGGCGCGCGCCGGCGATACCTCGGCCCTGATGAATCTCGGCCGCGGGGCGCAAGGTGCCACAAATCTCGCCGCCGTCCGCAAAGAGATCGCCCGACAGAACGCCGCGGAAGGAAAGACCGGCGCTGATCAGGCCGCTGCGAATGCGGAGTTCGTAGGCGAGAAATCGGGCCAGCGCACGATCGGCACGAAGCAGGCCAACATCGAAATGGCCTCGACCGAATTTACAAAGATTGCGCCGCTGGTCGTGGCCGCGTCAGACGCGGTCGATCGAACGAAATATCCAGCGGTTAACCGGATCATCGAGGCGTGGCGAACCAACACGGGCGACGAAAACGTCGTCAAGCTTGGGCAGGGATTAAATTCCCTTGTGAACATTTACGCTCGCGCGATTAGTCCTACAGGAAGCCCGACAGTCCACGACAAAGTCGAGGCTCAGAACGTCATTCAGGCGGCGTGGTCCAAAGGACAGATTAAGGCCGTCGTCGATTTCATGGGTCAGGAGATCGGCGCAGGAATTGAGGCGCCGAGCGAAGTCAAAGGCCGGATGCGGCAACGCTTCCTTGAGGATAAGGGCGGCACCGCATCGCCCGCAGCGCCCGCCAAGACGCCGACTATTCCTAAAGTGCAAAATGCCGATGAGGCCAATTCGCTTATTGCGCAGGCGCGGGACGCGATAGCAAAGGGTGCGCCGCGCGATGTCGTGCTTAAGCGTCTAATTGAAGCCGGCGTACCATCGGCTGCGGCTACATCGGCCACGGCAGGGCAGTAAATGGCCGCATTTGACGACCTGATCCCATCAGGCGGCGCGCCCACTACACCCGCGCCAGCAAACGCGTTTGCCGATCTTATCCCGGCGCCGTCAAAGGGCGTGCTCGGACACGTCGATGACGCTGTGCGGTCGCTCGCCCAAGGCGCCACGTTCGGCTTTGCCGACGAGCTCGCGGCAGCCGGCAATACGCTGCCGATCATCGGCACGGGCAAGAGCTACGAAGAAAACCTCGCGGACGAAAAAGCCCGCAACGCAGCGATCCCCGCAGCGGTCAAAATCCCCGGCGAAGTCGCCGGGGCTGTCGGCTCCGCGGTCGCGGCCGCCCCTGTTACGGGGGCCGTTAGCGCCGCGACGGGCCTTGCCAAGCTTCCGGGCCTCGTGCGCGCGATCCTTGGCGGCGGTGCTGCAGGCGCGGCGTATGGCGCAGGCAATGCCGAACCGGGCCTAGAAAACCGCGCTGCAGGCGCCGCGGAAGGCGCTGGCGTCGGCGCAGCCGCGGGCGGCGTCATTGGCGGCGTTGTCGCCCCGACCGTCCGGGCTCTCGCGACCGGCGTTCGCAATGCGCTCAATCCGCGTGCACAGGCAGGCATCGATCTCGGCCGCGCCCTGATCCGCGACGAAACTACGCCGGCGCAATTCGCTTCCGACGTAGCTGACGCTCAGGCGGTCCGCCCCGGCGTCGCCACCGCGGCCGATGCTCTCGGAGAGAACGGCCGCGGCCTCCTCGAACGCATCGCGCAGACGCCCGGCGCTGGCCGCACGCAGGTCGTGCCGGCACTTACGGCGCGACAAGAGCAGCAGGCCACGCGACTTTCGATGGACCTCGCCAGCCTCACCGGCACGCGCCGGTCGGCGATCGAGGCGACTAAGGAGACGATGGCGCAACGCGCTACGGATTCCGCCCCAATCTACAAAGAGGCAATGGACTTCAACGCTCGGGACGTGCCCGAGATCGTGCAGGCGTTTGGGAAAGAAGTCTCGACCGGCTACGGCAAGCAGATCGCAAACAGCGCGGAGTTCCGCAACGCGCTGCAGACCGAATACGGCATTCAAGACCCGACGCAAGCGCCGCTCATGCAAGTCATCGACGCTTGGAAAAAGGCGGCCGATGACATGGTCGGCTCGGCGCTCCGCGGCGGGAATAAGAACGCAGCGCGCGTCATCGGCGACATGCGCGACCGCGTCGTGGGCGTGGTCGACCAATTCAATCCGAAATATGCCGAGGCGCGCAATGCGTGGTCCGGCCCGTCACAGTATCTCGACGCTATCCAGGAAGGCGCAAATCTCCCAAGCCCGAAGGTCGGCGCCGACGAGGTGAAGGCCGCGCTCGCGGACATGACGGACGCTAACCGCGAGGCATATGTCACCGGCGCCCTTTCTGCGCTCTTTCGGCAAATGGGCAACAAGCCCAGAATGGCGGACCTCGCCGGCGCGCTCGACAGACCCGAGATGCGCGCAAAGATCGATGCTCTAATGCCGACGCCCGAGGCGCGCGCGCAGTGGAATGCCGCGCTCGACTTTGAGATCAAGTCATCGGCGATGACCCATCGGGCGCTCGGCAATTCCGCCACACCGCGGCGCCTTGCTGAACAAGAGCAGGCCCAAGGATTGCCGACCGAGCTCGTAAAGCTCGCGCTGCACCCGAGCGCGATCCTGCCCGCCATCTTGGCAAAGAAACTCGGCGCCCTCTCCGCGGGCTACCGCGATACAGTGCGCTCGCGTTCTGACCGGGTGCTCGCCGACGTCCTGACGAATCCGCAAGCCAATCAGCAAGATGTGGCCGGCGTTCTCAACGCCGCGCAACGCCAATTGCGTCCGCCTTTCGTCCCGGTCGGGGCCCCGACCAACGCGACGACCGAGGCCATCGAAGGCCAATAGTCGCTTCCTGACATCGAAGGACTGAATAATGGCAGGCACCATCAGCCTTAGCCTATCGCAGCAATTTGACTCGGATGGAAGGCCGCTCTCGGGCGGCCTTCTTTATTTCTACCAGGCCGGGACATCGACGCCGCAAAGCGCCTACCAGGATTCCGGGCTGACGATCGCCTATCCGAATCCGATCACTCTCGACGCGTCCGGTCGCGTGCCGGCGTTTTTCCTCGCTGACGGCAACATTAAGATCAGGCTGACCGACTCGACGGGCGTGACGGTGATCTCTGCCGACAATCTTCTCGTCGTCGGCGCATCGAGCGGCAGCGGCGGCAGTGTTGCGGTGGACGCGACCACCGTGCTGCAAACCGGCGACGTTAAGCACCGTTACGGCACGGGCACTCACACAGGCTGGGTCCGCACAAACGGTCGCACCATCGGCAGCGCAACGTCTGGCGCTACGGAGCGCGCTAATTCTGATTGTCAGGCGCTTTTCGAGTACCTCTGGGGTGCAGATTCTAATCTGAGCGTATCGACGGGCCGCGGGGCCACGGCAACCGCGGACTGGTCGGCAAACAAGACTATCGCGCTCCCGGATTTCCGCGGCTGCGTGCTGGCCGGAATGGACGACATGGGGACGACGGCGGCGAGCCGTCTAACCTCGGCTGGCTCAGGTGTTGACGGCATCACGCTCGGCGCCGGCGGTGGTTCCGAAACCGTAGCGTTGGCGACGGCAAATATTCCGGCTCATACACATTCGTTTTCTGCTAGTGCGACGACCGGCACACAGAGCGCCGATCATACGCACTCGCTGAGCGTCAGCGGCTCCGCGACGACCAGTTCGGATGGTGCGCATACTCACAGTGATGGTTCGGCGTCAAACGTTGGGGGCGCCGCAGGCGGCCTCATCGGCGCGGGCAGCGGTGCGCAGGCGACGACGAGCTCCAACGGCGCGCATACTCACACGGTTAGTATGACCTCCACGGGTACGTCGGGGGGCGTTAGCGCGAGCCATACGCATAGCGTCTCGATTTCTGGCACGAGCGGCAGCACCGGTTCAACGTCGGCGTTTTCGCGAACCCAGCCTACAAAGGTTGTCACCATCTACATGAAGCTCTGATCCATGTTCACAGGTTCGCTTCCGCCCACGTCCAATCGCGAGACGTGGCAACTCATCATCACGCTCACCGACCCCGATACGAACACGGCGCCCGACCTTACAGGGGCGACGGCGACTCTTGGGGTGCGGCCAGATGAGCAATCACTTTGCATCCTCACCGGGTCAACGGACGACGGACACATCACCATCGACACCGACGCCGGCACGCTCACGATTCTGTTCTCTGATACGGAAATGCGCAATCTGTCGGCGGGAGAATACGACATCGGCATTATGCTGACAGTCGACGGACAAAAACATCAGCTATTAGCCGGAACGCTCCCGGTCATAGATGGGGTGCTCGATTGAGCAACGAGACATTAAAGGCGCGCTTCCTGCCAGCATTGCCCAGCACGGCTGTGCGCTATGATGTTGCGCAAACGCTAACGGGGCCGCAGCAGACGCAAGTTAAGGAAAACATCGGCCTAGGCTCTGAAGCTGAACTCGGCGTCGGCAGCATCACCGCGAGTTATGCGCGTCTCGGCAGCGACCAAGTTGAGCGCAGCCCCCCCGCGTCCGTCCTGCAGGTGTCCAACTTTTTTGATGCCGGCGGCTCTCAGAACAACGCACATATTGTCGCTTTCGCGTCGCCAAGCGGCGCGACTGCGACATATGAAAAAGCGGCCCTGCAAATCACGGCCGGCACGGCGGACCCAAGCCCCGATCCCGACACAGAGTTAGCGATGGTCGGGCTCGACTGCATTGGCTACATCGACGGTAGCAATCCTACGGGTCTTGCTTGGGCGGCAAACTTCGTTGCTCAAATTGATCCCGGTGGGGTCGGCGATGGGTTTATAACGGGCATTGAGCTTGCGATCGTTAACAACGGCACGGACCAGGCCACTCCCGGCACCATCTACGATAAGCTTGGCATCACGGTCATTGCCCGCACCGGGAATACCACGGCCGGGCTGTGGTTCAAAAAATTAGACGGCGCCTTTCACCGCGCCATCTACGCCGAACCCGACGTTATCGTAGCCGGCGGCACATTCATCGAACTCGCCAATCGGTTCTTTGTCGACAAAAACGGGTCAATCGACACCATCGGCTATTTTGCCACCGAAACAAATCCGATCACACTCGTGAACGGCCTTAACTCGGACATCGACATCGGGCCGTGCGCATTCTGCCGTCTAAGCGGCCCCACAGGGGCGTTTTCCATCGGCGGAATAAAAGACCCTACCGACGGAATGCGGTTGACGTTCTACAATTCGACGGCCCAACAAATGACGATTGTGAATGAGGACGCGTCTTCTACTGCGGCATTTCGCATTAACACCCTAACAGGCGGCAACGTAGTTCTGCGCTCCGGCAGGTCTGCGGCGACATTCATTTATGCCGCGACAGATACGCGCTGGATACTGGTGGGCACGAACTAATGGCAACTGGATGTTGCGGCCGACAAATTAACGTATTGGATCATCAGATATGCCTGCTTTAAGGGCGCGATTTGCGCCGGCGCTCCCCAGCACCGCGCTACGTTATGACATCGCGCAGAACCTCACGGGGACGCAACAGACGCAGGCCATCGAAAATCTGGGGCTCGACGCAACCACGCTCCGTAATCTCCCAGACATTCCCGAAATTCTGCAGGACGACCGCGCCTACTACGTCGCCACGACAGGCAGCAATAGCAATAGCGGACAGAGCAGCCTCGATCCATTTCTGACGATTCAGCACGCGATAGATGCCGTCTATAGCCTCGATGTGAACGGCCATGCCGTCACGATAAACGTTGCGGCTGGCACATACAGCGAAGACCTATCGCTTAACGGAGGGCTTCGTGGCGACAATGGCTTTTCGCTATCGCTGGTCGGCGACACGGTCACACCGTCAAATGTAACGCTCAGTTCGACGGATACGTGCATATTTGCGTTCGGCGGCACCGTCATCGTACGAGGATTAAAGTTCGTTAATCCGACGGGGCACGCTCTTTATTCTATTTACGGCGGCGTGATCAACTACATGTCGTGCGAGTTCGGCGACTGCACGGCGGGCTACCACGTCGTCGCAGTCGGCACTGGCTCGACGAACGGGTGGACATCGAACGGCACCAACACGATCTCGGGGAACGGCATCGCCCATATCGCAGCGTTCGGCCAAGGCGCAAACGCGGGCGGCTCCGCGGTATCGACGATAAACCTCGTCGGCACCCCACACTTCTCTGATGCTTTCGTGGTATGCGAGGGCGGGGGCATCGACGTAGAAAACATAACCTTTACTGGCACTGGAGCCACCGGCGTTCGTTTCCATGCTGAATATATGGGCGCAATCGTCCCCACGTTTGGCTCGTCGGCAACCTACCTGCCGGGAGATCAGCCGGGCTACATCGACGACACGTCCAGCTATAACCAATGGTCGAAGATAAGTTCCCGCAGTCTCGGCACTGTTTCGTCGGGAACGATAACCGCGCTTGCTCTTTCAAACACCGATCTGCCATCGGTGCGGCAATGGTATTACACCAACGGAGGCGCGCACACGTTGCCGGCGCCGACGATGGACGGTGAGTTGCGTATATTGGTGACGAATAATGCGTCGGCCGGCGCGATTACGTTCTCGGGCTTCACCACTAAGGCCAGTCCAGGCGATGCGCTCGACACGACCAACGGCCACAAATTCTTGATTGAGATTTTCACGATCAACGCGATCTCGACATATCGCGTTTACGCTCTGCAGTAAGCCATGCGATACAGCGCAATGTGGCCCCGCTACGCGGCGTGGTGGGATAAGATGACGATCAACCATGCTCGGCTCGCCGAGTTCAAGGCGATCGCGCAATTCGCCGTAGATCATAAGGGCATCTATCAGGCGGTTACGCTACTGACCGCCGTGCCGTGGGAATTGATCGCGGTTCTGCACCGCCGCGAGAGTGACGCGGATTTTCACACCTATCTGGGCAACGGCCAGTCCCTTAATCACCGCACGACCATTGTGCCGAAGGGGCGCGGGCCATTCCTGGGCTCACACGCCTTTATCGATGGCGCGGTCGACGCGCTAAAGTTGGATGGCCTCGCCGGCGTCCCGCGCCTCGACATCATCGAGAAACAACTTTTCTGGTGCGAGACGTTCAACGGCTGGGGTTATGCCGCGCGCGGATTGCCGTCGCCATACGTGTTCGGGGGCACCTCAGTACAGCGCCCCGGCAAGTTTGTCCGCGACGGTGTTTTTGACTCACACGTCATGGACCCGCAGCCCGGTTGTGCGCCGATCTTAGCGACGATTGCGCAACTCGATCCGACCGTAAAATTTGCGAGGGAATCTTGAGCGGACATAAATGCGATGATGTAAGCCGGCGCCTCGCCACTACCACGGAGGCGCTAAAGGTCATTCAGGCGATGGCCGATGAGCTGTCGCAGCGCGTCGCCTGGTTGGAAAAGACGCTCGGGATCAAGCGGTAATGGTGAAGGGTTTCGTTATCCGCGGGCTTTTTAGCGTGTGGCTCACTCGCGGCCCAGAACACTTGCTCGCTATGCTCAACACAATTCCCGGTGTGGAATTGGAAATCGAGGACCATGGGACTTGGCCGGCTAGTTTCGGGCACGTCGGAAGCATCACGGAACGTGCGCGATCTTACAAACTCAATCATCATAAAGTCGTGCTAATCGGGCACTCGTTCGGAGCGACGGCCGCGATCAATGTGAATAATCGCCTCGCGAATATGGACATCGGCGTCGACCTGCTGTGTCCGATCGACCCGGCGGCGCAATACTCCACCGAAATAGTCGACACCGGATGCCGCGTGCTCGGGTTTTTCCAGCGCGAGCCGGCGAACCTGGGCCAAGGAATTGATGTGCCGGGCCAAGGCTGGACCGGGAACGAATGGAGCGATCGCGTGGCGCAGTACCAGCGCCATGAATCGCACATCGCGATCATCAATGATCCGTGGGTGCACAACAAAATCCGAGCGGCGGTCGCCGACTTGGCGAACTCTACTACCTAACCACAAAAGGAGAATATGACATGACGGGCTTTCGCACTCTACTGGTTTCGGCCGGCATCGCACTCGCTGGCGTCGCCCAAACATTCGATTGGGCCACCGTTATCCCGCAGGGGCATGTCTGGTCCGGTGTTGCCATGATCGGCATGGGCGTCGTTATGGCTATGCTCCGCACCGTGACAGGCACGCCAGTCGGCCAGCCAAAATAATGCGCTTCGTCGAAACCGCAGCCCTCCATTTCGAGGGCTTCACCGACGAGCAAATCGCTCAGATCGACGCGGCGCTGCCTGACATTGAACACCTGCTCGGTGTGCTCAAGGCAGAACTTCCCCGCATCAATCGGCTCGTGCCCGTGTTGCAAATGGCAGTGCGGACGTTTAACGCGACTAACAAATGACCTATCCGCCGGCGTGTCACGCCGAGGTGCTTGATCGCCTCGCGCGCATCGAAACAAAGCTCGATGACATGATCGGCGCACGGAAGGATCATGAGTCGCGCATCCGCACTCTAGAAACGCGCTGGCATTGGGCCAGCGGAGCGGCGGCGGTCGTCGGGGCGTTAGCAGGCTTAGTGAGCTCGCACCTGCCGCGCCTCTAGGGCAAACAAAATATTTGCAAGCACCTAATAACGCCCCAGGGCTCCGGCTCTGGGGCTTTTTGTTTTGCCGCGGGGCTACTCTGACAATCTGCGGAGGGCATAAATGCCCTCAAGGATGTTGACTACATCATTGCGGCTGAGTGCCAGCGTGGGCTCGTGATCAGCGTCGCGCCATTTTTGTAATGCCGCGACAATCGGATCAAGTTTCTCGATCCGCTGAATGTCATACTCGCGTTTATAGACCGTTGCCGTCGCCGGGCCTTGCTGGGGTGTATTCATTGGCTATTTCTCCAACTTGATCTGATCCCATCCAGCGAACCAATCCTCACGCGACTGTGGGAGGAACTCGGAGAACGGGTTGCTGTCACGGCTGCGCCCTTTCCGAGCCGCAGACCGGCCGCGCTCAAGCGGTGTTACGCGATCTTGCCAGCGCCTTGAGTATGCGTAGCTACAGAGTTCGTCATAGTTGGCCATGGGGGGCTACCGTGACAATTGGACAACGAGCCAGTCGCGAAGCTGGATTGCTTGCTCTGGTGTCATTGTCAGGGTGCATTCAAATGACTGATTATAGCTATCGACCGCCTTTTCCTCGCTGACGGAAACAAGCAAATGGCCGCGCTGGTCGAATGCGAAAGTTGCGCCCTCTTCAAAGGTGTTATTCGGCTCAAATCTTATCGTCTGATCAATCGGCATACGGGGGTGCTCTGCTAGTCAGTTTGGTTTTCTGGCGGCGGCGGCCACTGCGGCGTCCATCGCGGCGGTCACATTGCGAATTACTGCCTCGCGCTCGTCCTCAGTGCAGGCGGACTGGGCAATGATCGGAAGGGTCAAAAGTGAATACAGCGCGCGTTCGGTAGTTGAGAGCGGATATGCAGGATCGCGCGAAATCTCGATTAGATGTGCCTTCAGATCATCCGATGTGACTTCGGGGAATGATGCCATGGGGGCTATCGTGACAGGCTGTCACGCTCCTGTTCCAGTCGTTTCAATATCCTCGCTGCCATTTGCGTCGCCGTGACCACGACTCCGGTCCATCCGTATAGATCGGATGGCTTGTGAACCACTATCCAGCCGACTGAGAGTGGACCAAAATAGTCTCTGGCGTCGTAGACCACGAACTCAGATGCGGGGTTGGGCACGGGGCTAGTTTTTCAGCAGTTCGGCGGCTTGCTTGGCATTCCCGTCACCGCAATTCGGGCAAGTCCATTGCCCGTCGCTGTCTGGATGCTCAGCACCGTACCGGAACGCGCATCCACCGCATACGACGCAGTTCGTTTCCTCTTGGTATTCCCAGCCGTAGGGAAGATTGTCGGGTGCGGACACGGGGGTGCTCTTACAACCAAAACCAAAGCGGACTTCCGTAGTACAGCGCATTGCATGGATCACAGACCCAAGCCCAGCCGCGCGTCCAGTGACATCCATTCGTAGTTGCCCTCCAACCCGAACAGCGCAAGCAATATCCAATGACCACGGGGCTAGTCCTTCAGCTTTCGCGCATCTGCACGAGTGATGCGCGCACCGCCGCATATCGTACAGCGGCCATCCGGCCGCAACAGGTCTCTCA